AGGGGTGGTGCGAAGGCCAGAAATAAGTGCTATAATAAGCACTTAAAGGAGCCGTAACATGACTACGGGATTGTCGTATAGCGGAACTGTTTCCGGAACCATGAGCTACATTCAGCAGGTAGCAGAAATGGCGGTTGTCGAACAGACGGACCCCAATTATCTTGCTATTTTGCCGATGATGATCACGTATGCCGAAAACCGGATGTACCGTGATATTGACTTTATGTTCACCTCTACTTCCGTGACTGGCTATGCCGTAGTCCCTGGAAACCGCTCAATAATTGTTCCACAAGGAACATTTGTTGTTACAGAACAGGTCAACATCATAACCCCATCAGGAACTTTGAATCCAGACCAAGGCACACGCAATCCATGCGTGCCTGTAACAAAAGAATTTCTCGATGCGTCTTATGGATCAGCCTCATATACTGGCGTTCCTGCATATTACGCACCCTTCAATGACAATCTTTACTATGTAGGCCCATTCCCAGATCAAACTTATTACGTTGAAATTGTTGGTACTTATAGACCTGCAAGTTTGTCTGCTACCAACACAACTACTTTCATCAGCCTCTATTTGCCTGATGTGTTTATCATGGCGAGCATGGTTTATATTTCGGCTTATCAGCGCAACTTTGGCCGTCAAAGCGATGATCCGCAAATGGCTCAATCGTATGAAGCGCAATATAACGCGCTGCTTAAAGGCGCCGTTGTTGAAGAGGCAAGAAAGAAGTACGAATCAAGCGGGTGGACATCGCAATCACCTGCTGTTGTTGCTTCTCCGACAAGGGGTTAATCCATGCCCCATGCAGCATTAAAACTGATCCCAGGCGTAGATGAAAACAGAACTCCGGCCTTAAACGAAGCCGCTATATCATACAGCAACCTTATCCGGTTTGTGCCTGATCGCCAGGGGCTTGGCTTGGTGCAAAAGCTGGGTGGTTGGACAACTTATCTTCCAAATTCAATTGGCTCTATAGTTCGCTGTTTGTGGGCTTGGGAAGACACAAACTCAAATTCTTATCTTGCGATAGGCGCTGAATTATCATTGTCTTTTGCTAAAAATGGCGATCAATTCGGCATCACGCCGCGCACATTAACAAATAATCCGGCAGTTAGTTTAAGCACAACATCCGGAAGCAGCACTGTTACAATCACAGATCCAGGAAGCAATATAACAAGCTATGACACTGTGTATGTTCAAACACCAATAGCAGTTGGTGGGCTTGTTATTTCTGGTCTTTACCAGTGTTCAAATACAACACTTTCGGCAAATAATTATCAAATAACTGCCGTGGATTCTCTTGGTGCTCCTGTTCAAGCTACGTCAACAGTGACAAACGGAGGAACGATAGTTTCATTTAGCACAATCAACGGAAGCTCAAGCGTAAAAGTTACTTTAACAAATCATGGGTACAGTCAGTACCAAACTTTTGCTGTTTTGGTTTCAACATCAGTTGGTGGTGTTACTCTTTATGGAAATTATCAAATTGATACAATTGTTGACGCAAATAACTTCACAATCATAGCAAATAATACTGCTTCATCGACAGTCAACAACCAAAATATGAATGGCGGCAATGCCAGATATGTTTATTACATTGGAGTTGGCCCTCTTCCTCTTGGTACTGGGTATGGTATTGGTGGCTATGGCCGTGGAGGATACGGGACAGGAACGGTTAATCCGGCAAATGGATCTACTATTAACGTACAAGACTGGACTCTTGATAATTGGGGTGAGGTTCTCATTTCATGCCCCTTAGATGGCGGTATTTATGAATGGTCGCCATTAACCGGCTATTCTGTATCTTCTCTTATCCCAAATTCTCCAATTGTGAACGCTGGCGTTGTTGTTGCAATGCCGCAACGGCAATTGATTGCTTGGGGTTCTACGTTTACGGGAATCCAAGATCCTCTTCTTATTCGTTGGTGCGATGTTAATGATTACACCGTTTGGATTGGCACTGTAACAAATCAGTCAGGTTCTTATAGAATCCCAAAAGGATCGCGTATTGTTTCATGTATCCAAGCAGCACAACAGACATTGATTTGGACTGATATTGGCCTTTGGGCCATGCAGTATGTTGGTTTACCTTACGTTTATCAATTCAATGAAATTGGTACTGGTTGCGGTCTTATTGGCCGCAAAGCCGCTGCTTCAATGAGCGGCAAAGTTTACTGGATGGGGCAAAGCCAGTTTTATGAATTGGCTGGATCCGGTCCAACCCCTATACCTTGCCCTATTTGGGATGTGATCTTCCAAGACCTTGATACAACAAATCTCGACAAAATTCGCATTGCTGTAAACAGCCGATTTGGTGAGGTTTCTTGGTTCTACCCAACAAAAGGCAACGGCGGAGAAATTAACGCCTACGTCAAATACAATACGACTTTGAACCAATGGGACTATGGCGATTTAGCAAGAACAGCTTGGATCAATGAATCTGTCCTTGGTCCTCCAATTGGCGCCGGAACAGACCAATACATTTACCAGCATGAAACATCACAAAATATAGCAGTTAACGGCGTTAACAATCTGCCGATGCCTTCTAGCTTCCAAACTGGCTATTTTGTGATTTCTGAAGCTGATCTGAAGATGTTCATAGATCAGGTTTGGCCTGATATGAAGTGGGGTTATTTTGGCGGGACACAAAATGCTCAAGTGCAAATGACGTTTTATGTTACAGACTATCCAGGGCAAACGCCGACTGCGTATGGTCCATATAATTTGACGGAATCAACTCAGTTCATTTCGCCTCGTTTTAGAGGTCGCTTAGTGTCTATCAAGATAAGCAGCGATGATGTCAATAGCTTCTGGCGCATAGGCAATATGCGTTACAGGTTACAACCAGATGGGAAATTCTAATGGCCGCGTCATTAGACGATATTCTCACGACCCAAAAAAATGGTGTTGTGGCTATCAATGGCACGGCCCAAGCGAATTTACGTGCTTTGGGGACAATTACATCGTCTGTCATTACTACGAGCACTCTTGTTTTTTCTGGCGCAGGATATTTAGTGCGATATTCAATATTAGTGGCTGGGGCAGCAGGAACAATTAACAATGCCAATTCTACGGCTACTTCGGCGTCTACCAATGCTTTATGTGTAACACAGGCAACAGTTGGAATTTTTAATGTTGGAATGCCGTTTGCAAATGGCCTTGTTGTCAAACCCGGAGCAGGCCAATCCGTTGTTGTTGTTTATGCAGTAGGATAGAATTATGCCACTGAAGCACGGATCATCTCAAAAGACCATCAGCTCCAACATCAGCGAGCTGGTTGGGTCTGGTCGCCCTCAAAAGCAGGCTATTGCGATTGCTTTGAGTACAGCCAGAAAGGCAAAAGCCGGTGGTGGCGCTTTGGAAGGCGAATCAGTAAAAACCCACAAAGGCCCAATTCATAGTCCTGTTGCCGGCAGAACCGATCACCTTCCAATGCACGTTGAGTCCGGATCTTACGTCATTCCAGCTGATATTATTTCAGCTATGGGCGAAGGAAATACGATGGCAGGGTTCAAAGTTGCTAAAAGGATCTTTTCAATAAAGCCGATAGCAAGGGCTAATGGCGGAGAAACACCCGACAAGCCTATGCCGAAACTTCCTCCGGCAGACATCCCTGACCACCTCAAGCCTTATTTCGGGATTGAAGTGAAAACTGGCGCTCTCAAACTACCAAAAGCCGACATTCCTGATCATTTGAAGGCTTTGCTGGGGGTTACTCCTAATAAAGCGGCTGGCGGGAAGACCGGACATGTTCCTATCGTTGCCGCCGGCGGTGAGTACGTTATAACACCACAAGAAGTGACGAACATTGGACGCGGTAACATTGATACCGGCCATGCTATTTTGGATTCGTTCGTCAAAAAGATGCGTGCCAAGACTATTTCAACCCTAAAGAGCCTCCCTGGCCCTAAGAAGGACTGAATATGCAAGAGACATTGGAAATCCGTATTGCTACGCCAGAAGACCTCCATACTGTTATGGAATTGGCTTTGTCGGCTTGTGACGAAAACGGATTCGTCAATCCAAACCCACAAAAGCTGCTTGCTGAAATTTGGCCAGCCCTCAATCGGGATCACGGCCTTGTCGGCTTGATCAGTACTCCTGGTGGCAAAGCCGAAGGTGCGATCTTACTTCGCATTGGGGCTATGTGGTATTCTGACGATCAGGTTTTAGAAGAAAAGGCGATCTTTATTCATCAGGAATTTAGGTCTGCAAAAGGCGGTCGAGCCAGACAATTATGCGAATTTAGCAAACAGGTTGCTGACAGTCTTGGTATCCCGCTCATTATTGGTGTATTATCAAATCATCGCACTGAGGCCAAAGTTAAACTTTATGAGAGGCAGTTTGGCAAGCCTTCTGGAGCCTTCTTTTTATACAATGCCACAACTGGGCGTGGTCCCACTAAAATGAAAATGGCTGCGGAGTAACGCTTATGAGCAACCCTCTTTTTACTTACCGCAAAAAAAATGTAGGTAGTTGCGAGCCTGATTTTTTTGGCGTGGGTGGATCAGCCAGATTCTTGCCGCCGGGAATAGTTCTTGAATATTTTGGTGGCGGCAAAACAGCAACAACTACGCAATCGGTGCAAATACCACCGGAGGTTATGGCCCAGTACAAAGAGGTCATTTCCAAAGCCAATCAGATTACCCAAAAACCATTCCAGGTCTATTCTCAAGACCCTAATGCCTTTGTTGCCGGCCTTAATCCCACCGAACAGGCCGCAATCGGCAATATCAATGCCTTACAAGGCATGGCAACTCCAGACGTTCAAGAGGGCCAGCAGGCTATCCGTCAGGGGATGCAGCAAGGCCAAGCTCTCCAAGGCGCCTCTATTGGCACGGCCACAGAAGGCCAAGGCATTGGTCGCCAGCTTTACGGGCAGTCTCTTTGCACGGTTGGGAGAGGCCAACAAGTTGGAAACCAGCTTTACGGAAAGTCTCTTGGAACAGCTGAGCAAGGTCTTGGGACCGCGCAAGCTATTTTTGGCCAAACCCTTCCTGCCGTCCAGCAGGCTGCGGCCACTGGCCAGCGTTATGCTTGTGACGCCGCTCAGCGTCTTTACGCCGGTATTTGCGCCTCTAAGCCATATATGCAACAGGCTGGTGCGCTTACTCAGCAAGGCTTAGGAGCCGGCCAGTATTATGCCGGAACGGCTTGTAATTATCTTCGCGCTGGCGCTCAGGCTCTTACGCCCTGCCAAGCGGCTTTCCAGACGCAAGGATTTATGAATCCCTACGTCAGCAATGTTGTGCAGGCTCAACAGGCTCTTCAAGCCCAGCAAAATGCTCAACAGCGTCAAGCTCTTTCGACCGATGCAATCAGAGCTGGCGCATTTGGTGGATGCCGCGCCGGCATTGCTCAAGCCAACCTGGCTCAGCAACAATCTTTGGCTAATCAAGCCACGCTTTCAAATCTCTTGAGCCAGGGCTACACGCAAGCACAAGCGGCTGCGATCCAGAATGCAAATGCCAACAGGGCCGCTCAACAGTTTGGCGCCCAGCAAACCGCCGCTCTTGGGCAACAACAATTTGGCCAAAACCTTTCTGCCGCCCAGCAACAGGCGGCTCTTGGTCAAGCACTTTACGGCCAGAATATCGGTCAGGGTCAGGCTCTTCTGGGTCTTGGCCAACAGCAATATGCTCAAGGTCTTGGCTCTGCTCAAGCTGCCGCCTGTATGGGCAAAAGCCTTTACGGCATGTCGGCTCAGCAAGCCCAGATTCAACAGGCTGCGGCACAAGGTATGTTTGGACAAGCCCAACAAACCGCAGCAATGCAACAAGCCGCCGCGCAAGGAATGTTCGGACAAGCGGCACAGGTTGCTGCTCTCCAACAATCTGCCGGCAACAACATGTTCAACTATGGTCTGCAAGGTGGCCAAGGCATTGCCAATCTCGGCCTTGCAAATCAAGCCGCTCAATTGCAGGCGGCTCAGGCACAGATGCAAGCCGGTCAGGTTCAGCAACAAACCGATCAGGCCGGCAAGTCTGCCATGTATAATCAATTCATGCAGCAACAGGCTTTCCCGTATCAGCAAGTCGGCTTCCTCGGCAACGTGTCGATGGGTATCGGATCTCAGTCTGGTGGCACAACGACTACAACACAGCCGTCGTTCTCTGATCGCCGCCTTAAAGAGGACATCAAGAAGGTCGGTAAGACCTTTGATGGCCAGCCGATCTATAGCTTCAAGTACAAGGGCGATAACCATACTCAGCTTGGTTTGATGGCCCAAGAAGTTAAGAACAAGCACCCCAAAGCCGTCGGCAAAAGCCAAGGCTATCTTACCGTTGACTACAACAAGGCAACGGCTGATGCGGCTGCTCGCGGCAAGTTTGCTTCCGGCGGTCTAGTACCTTCGTCTATGGGTGGCTCTGTTTATTGCGCTGCCGGCCAAAGACAGAATTTTGCAAGTGGCGGTCATGGTCATTGGCAACCATCATCTTGCGCTTGTGATCCACGACAGACTTGGATTTGCGATCCAGATCCAGTAACACCTGCTGATCAAACAACTGATTTGAAAGATGCGTCTGGCAAGGCCATTCCCAAAGAACAAATAAACGCCTGGAAGACAGCTCTTACCAATACATACAAAGAGGACTTGCTTCGTGAGCCCGATCAAGCCGGATTGGATTATTGGCTGAAGGATCTTGCCTCTGGTCGTTCTTTGGAAGATGTGACGAAGGGAATTACAGATTCCCGCGAGCGCAATCTCGTCAATCAGGCTCCCTTGACTTATGATGCATCAAAGTTTGCGAATTACGCCGCTCCTGTAATGAACAGATACGGCGCCTACGCTGCTCCGACCTGTTCGTATACAAGCTCATTCCAACAGCCACAGCGTACTCAACAGATGGCTACAGGCAAAGGCCCTGCTGCTCCTCAGTATATGGCTCCCGCCGCTTATGGCCCGCAAATGATGGGTCAGGCGCCAGGAATGTGCGCCTTTATGATGGGCTATCAGGGTGGCTACGGGAACATGGGAGGTCTTGGTGGCTTTGGTGGAGGCTATGGTGGCTTTGGCGGAGGCTATGGCGGCTACGGCAATATGGGTGGCGGTTATGGTGGTTACAGCGGTTATAATCAGCCTATGGGCGGTGGCTATGGCTACTGCGGCGGTTATGGACGCGGCCTCGGAGCTGCCGGAGGATATGGTGGCTATGGTGGTTATCAGCCCCCTATGATGGGTGGGTATAACTACGGTGGCGGTTATCAAGGCAATACGGCTACAGGCAAAGGTCCGTCTGCCAGCAATTATATGCCATGCTCTCAAACGTCTCAGCTGTCTGCCGAACGTCCTGCGACCGGCAAAGGCCCGACAACGGCTAATGCCCGTGGCGGGTTCAATGCTGGTGGTAGAGCAGGCTATGCTACAGCCGGCGATGTGAGAGATTACGTCGATTCGATGAGCAACAATCCACTGTATGTTGCCAAGAATATGTTTGGCGGCATTCCAGGGCAGCGCGTCGATATTACGAAGTTTGCAGAAAATATGAGGCCGTCTGGTCGCGGCAATCTGCCGCAATCAATGCCTGTTCAACAACGTCCTTCAGCTATCGAGCAAGCAGCAACTCTTGGCACTCAGCTTTCTAAAATTGGTGAGTTCGGATCTGCTGCTAAAGGCAAACTGTTCGGTCAGACAAATGAAAAGACCGGCAAGTGGGAAAGCGGTTGGCTTGGCGATATTGGCAAGCCGAAAGATGGCGATGTTCCTGCGGCAGCTGCAAAAACAACGACTACAACAACGCCAGGATCGCCGCAAAAAGCAGAAGCTGAGCTTCCCGATAATACCCAAGTCGCAAGTCTGCCAGAAGACGATATGCCTACAGATATTCTTGCAGCATCAGGCGGCAGAATCCATAAGCAGTCTGCCGGACCTGTTATAGGCGAAGACGAAGATACGCCGGAAACAGGTGCGTATGAGCCTCCTGGTCCCAAGCTGGAAATAGGTTTCAAACGTCCTACAACTTCCAATGTTCCTAAGCCTGGTGGCGGTAGCGGCGGTAGTGGTGGCGGCGGATTGGGCGCATTAGGCGAAGTCGCTGGCGCCGTTGGAGCTGCATCAACCTTATGGAAAGTCGGAAGCGCTGTAGCTTCTTTCCTGCCGATGATCTTCTCTGATCGCCGGCTTAAAGAAAAGATCAAGCCAATCGGCAAATTGTACGACGGCCAGACTGTTTATCGCTACAAGATGGCAGACGGTCGCACTCAGATCGGTCTGATTGCCCAAGAAGTTAAAAAGCATAAGCCGGAAGCTGTCGGGCTGGC